GATGTAATTGAGCATTACGAAGGCCGTGGTGTTTTATTTGCTTCTTATAACCAATATGAAGTTTTAACTCTTGGAGTTCTTGCAACTGATAAGAAGGCTATTGTGCTGCAAAATGAAGTCACTAAAGAGCCAAACATTGATGATGAATGGAACACGGCGCAAGGCACTTTTCGCGTCATCCATATCAAACAGGACCCAATTAGTGCAAGTTGGAAATGTCAGTTGAGAAAAGTTTAATGACTTGGTCAGTTTACAAGATTTATGACAGCGTTCAGGTAGTGCCTGACGATGACTTTAAGCCCCATTCATTAATACATTGCGAATGCCACCCTCGATTTGAAGGTGGCATTTTTATTCACAATTCATTTGATGGTAGAGAGGCCACCGAAACGCCTTTGCCAAGTTAAAAGGTTAGTCCATGGTTAATACTGATTATGTGCCTGAGTGGTACATTTCACCATTTCAACATGTTCAATATGCACTTGCTAGAAATCAAATACACATGGATTTGCTATTTGAAGATATGGGCAGAGCTGATCAATTTTTGGATATGGGTGCAGATGCTCAGGTTAGTTCTTATTCGGATGGTGCTTATGTAATTGTCCAAATTGGTGAAGCAGCGGATAAGGACCAAATACAAGTTTATGGACTGCTTTTACATGAAGCAGTTCATGTTTGGCAGAAGGTTAAGAAGTTGATGGGAGAAAAAGAGCCTAGTCCAGAATTTGAGGCATATTCAATTCAATCGATCGCTCAAGACCTTTTTGAAATGTATGAAGAAAGCGAGAAGTGAAATGTTTCATAGCGTGAATGATGGTAAAGGTAATCGCAGAATATATGTGAATAACAATGAAATTAAACATGTTCTTTGGGCGAATGAGGAACAGGGTTTGGTTTGTTGTTTCAAGTATCCATACAAGATTAATAAGCGCAAAGATGGGCTTTGCACAAGAATATTGCGTGGCAAAGTTAAAGTGGAGATGATCTATGGGGTGGACGGGAGTAAAGCCGACAAGCTTTAGTTTTGAAGTTGAGAAACAGGCAGATGAGCATGTAAAGAAAATCACTATCGATACAGTGCAATCACTCGTTGTTTCAAGCCCTGTTGATACAGGAGCTTATCGAGCTTCACATATTGTTTCTATTGGATCTGGTGATTACGGTGTGCGAGAGCCTTCTACTAATGCCGTGCAAGATGCAGCGATTCAAGCCGTGAAATTTAAACTTGGTAGTTTGATTTATATTCAAAACAATAAGCCTTATGCAGAGCGCTTAGAGGATGGTTGGTCCGATCAAGCGCCGTTGGGTATCTACAGCACAACGTTTACTTACATTACTCAAAAGTATGGTGGCTAAATGGCAATGACTTTAGAGCAGGCGCGGCAAGCAATAGTCGACCGTATGATGAGCTTCACAGGTATTTCTCAAGATAGAATCCAATATCCAAATGCTCCAGGCTTCATAGTGCCTACAAAAGGCTTATGGTGCCGTTTAGCTATCTCAGGAGGACCAAGCTTTATTGCTGGACTTTCTGATAAGCCAACTACACGTCGCACAGGTAATATTTTAATCCAATGCTTTGCTCGGCCAGATACAGGTGATAAAGAAATCACAGATCTAAGTGATGCATTACTTGATCATTTTGAATATTTCGGAATCGAACATTTAGAATGTATACAGGGGCAATCCGTTTATACAGGAAAAGATGCTGACTTCATTCAGTATAATGTGACGATTGGATTTAGGGTGAATTGATATGTCCTGCATGCTTACGCAAGAAGAAATTGAAATTAAACGGCTAGAACTAGAACGACATTTGGAAGCTGTAATGGCTGAAGAGCTTAATAAATGGCAATTGGCCAATAAACTATGTGTTTCTGATGTGAATATACGTTTGGCCGATGTTAGTTGCCTTGGCAGCGCAAAGCATAATGTAGTAACTGGAGTAAGTGTCGATCTAGATGATTGATCTCAATTTTTAAAGAGATTACCGCTTAAGAGCGGTTTTTTTATTTTTCAAATTTAGTAACCACCTTTCGAGGTGGTTTTTTTATGCTTATAAGGAGTAAAAGCCATGTCGAGTGGTGCAAAGATCCGTCTTTACTATGCTGAAGAGCAAACCCCCGAAGTATTACCAACTACACCCGTATGGAAAACCGTTCGTCGTGTGACTGATGGCTTAACTGAAAACGTCACCACTGAATCATCAAACAGTGTGGTCGATTCGCGATTCCGTCAAGGTGGTTTTGCAACTGAAGCAGAAGTTGTGGGGAGCCTCGAGACTGAATTGTCCGTTAGTCTCTTCGATGACTTCTGGTCAGCAGTTGCAATGAATAACTGGGCCAGTGATGTTCTTAACTTTGGCGGTAATGTGCGAAAGACATTTACCTTCGTCAAAGTTTTTGAAGATATTAACCAGGTATTTATTTACCGTGGTGTACGCATAAATGAAGCTACGATGTCTATTGCTACTACTGGCAAAATCACAGCTACATTTGGCTTGATGGGCACTCTGTTTGAGCGTACAACTACAAACCCTGTTATTTCGCCTTTACCAGTCCCTGAATTAGTCCTTGTTTCAGCGCTTAACGTTGGTGATCTTAAAGTTAATGGTGAAACTGTGGTCGGCACTGCTTGTATGCAGTCTCTTGAATTGACTATTAACAACAACATGGAAGCAATTCGCTGTATTGGCTCTAAAAAGCTCACTGCAATGACTTATCTAGAAAAGATTGTAGATGTAACCGTTAACACTCAATACATGTTCTCTGCGCAATCAGCAGCTTATATCGACTTCATTAAAACCCGTGACACCATGCCGCTAGAATTCTCTATTGAAGATGATGCAGGTAATGGATATGCCTTCCAGTTCCCACAATTAGAAGTGGCTGAAGCTAATCACCCTGATGGCGGTGGAGAAGACACCATCACAGTCGACATTAATTACAACCATATTCGTGTATCACCGGTTATTACTCGTGTGATTGCGCCTGTAACACCTTAATACTGATTTGGCAGCTTTATTGCTGCCTTCTTTTTTGGAGAAATAACATGGCTCTTGAAATCAATATTCAAAGAAATAAAGACGTTAGTTTGTGGCGCGAATATAAAGATGAAGAAGGTAATGTACTTGCTGAGTTCAAAATCCGAGGCATTGGATATAAGCCTTATCAAGTAGCTTTAGAACGTGCGAATAACCAAATCACAGCTAAAGGATTTGATGTTGCTAAAGCTTCACCCGATGACAAACTCTTTCATGAATTACTATTGGAAGCAGTTGCATGCCATTTAATTGAAGACTGGAAAGGAGTGGTTTTTGTTGAGGAAGACCCTGAAGGTGAGTTGGTAAAAACAGAGCCTACATTCAATGGTGAGAATGCATTTAAATTACTTAATATGGGTGATTTAGGCGTTTCAATTTGGTCATTTATCCGTACTGAATCTGAAAAGATCCAATCTGAAGCAAACAAATATCGAGATGATATTGTGGGAAAGTCACAACCCTCTACACCTTCACGAACAAGTACGCAGGGCTCACCGACCACGAAAAAAAGCAAAGAGAAGCGCTCGGCGTAAAACTACCTGATCCTCCTGAATACTCTTACACTGCCAATACCATTCTTTCAGCTTATAACACCATTGCTCGTTCTAGACGCTACGAGCAGGGTGTTCCATTGGCAATAGATATAGCTGCAATCAATTCTTACGTAGAGCAGTACGACTTACCAGTTGAACGGTTCATCTTTAATGATTGTATCTTTACGCTGGATAACTTGTTCTTGGATGAGGCGCATAAGAAGGCTACGCAACGAGCGACGAAGACTTAGGTGCTGATAAATGAGCATGGATAGTGAACGCACGACACATTATCGTCCACCTAATGTTACATAATATGGTCATGTGGTTGACATTGACGCGACGATTCTGTATTGACAAAATTTACTATAGTAAATAATATGCCAACATAACGAACCTTAATGGTCGTTCATTTTTATTAATGAAGTTTAACTTCAAACTTATTATCGCAGCCTGTATTTGGGAATCACTATGAAAGCTCCAGCAATGTTGGTTACACCAACTTTTGGTGTAACTTCAACTCAAAAAATTATTGACGAAGCGCAAAAACAAATCACTCCAGCTCGTAAAACACGTTTAGAGAAATTAGCTCAAATTGCTAAAAGCGCATACAGAAACTAAGAGGTAGTAATTTGTCCACAGAGATAGAAATTTCTGAGGTCGAGTTAATACACCTAGAATCAGATCAAAAGCATCTTTATCAAGAATTTGAATGTGAGCGAGAAGAGCTTAACAGGTTTTTGATAGAAGATGCTTTTGAGTATCATAGTTATGGTTTAACTAAGACAACTTTAGTTGTACATAACAGTGAACTGATAGGTTACTTTAGTCTATCAGCTGATAAAATTGTACTCACCAATAGTGAAAAAGCAGACTTAGCGTTAAATGGCGAATTTCCGATTACTTATTTTCCAGCAGTTAAAATCACCAAACTAGCGGTGGACAAAAAATTTGCTCGGATGGGTTATGGAACTGTAATTTTAGAGTTAATTCAAGGGGTTGTTTATAGTCATCTTTTTGCAGTTAGGTTTTTAACTTTGGATGCAGTTAATGAGCCTAAAGTAATAAGTTTCTATGAAAAAAATGGTTTTGTTACAAGCCTTCATGAAGCTAGTGAAAGAAGGCAAAAAAGAAACCGAGAGACTATATTAATGCATAAAGATATATTTGCAGATTAACCACCTCTGGGGGGTTTTTATTGCTTCCTAATTAGCCTATTGCTAAATTACCCCTAAACAAGGGGTATTGTTATTACAACAATACCCGATAATGAATTAATGAGCTAAATACCATTCAATGTCATGCGGTGATTTATTCCCAACATGCTCTAAAGTAAGGCCATATCCAATCGCTTTACGATTTAAAGCATTGGCATGACAAACTGTTTCAGATGCTAACCCGCTTAAACGGCCCGCATAATTACTTTGAATGGCGGTTAAAGCTGGATAGATTTCATTCTTAATGAACTTTGCAAGAATTGGCACGTACCACATTAAGAATTGAACATCCTTATCTCGCAATACAGTATGAATGTGTGGTTCAGTATCTTTGTACTTCTCAGCTCTGCTGTACATAGCGATCAAGTGATGAACATACTCCACAGCCACAGGTATTACATCGTATGGAATTTCATCAATATGCTGAACATTGAAACGCTGATGAACTAATTTATAAGCATCGCTGTAATTCAAATGCTTAGTTTTAGCTACAAGAAGATTTACAGCATTGGTTAGGGGTTCACGTTCTGATTTGTGGGTTTTGGCTAAAATCTCTTTACGGACAAAATAGCAATCCTCAAGTTGCTCAAAAACTTCCCATGCTTGGTCGGTGTCGAGCATCTTCGCATGGCGAGCGGCACCACGTTCTGTCCACAGGATAAGGGAACGAGTTTTATTTGAAATTGAAGGGAAATTTGCAACTAGTTTTAAACTAGTCACAAACTCTTTAAGTTCTTGGCCAACGATTTTGAAGAAGTGTTTTCCTTCTATAAAGCGTTGTTTGTTTTCGTGCTGGTTTTGCTGAATACGGATAGGTTCTGTTCCGTAAAACTCTGCCAACATTGCTGTGGTGATTACTGGAATAGATTTGAAATTAATGATTGATACTTGCGTATCATTGATTTGTGTTATATTAGGCATGTCTTGAATCTCCATTGGTTTAGACACAAACCCCTTGCCTGATTTCGACGTCTGCAAGGGGTTTTCTTTTTCATGGCTTTTTGCCTTGATGAAGTCATCTTATTTAATATCTTTTATTGTGTCAATTCTTTTTATTGTGCTAACACAAAAAATAGTAATTATCTTTTATTGTGCTACAATGTTCTAAAATTTAACTTGTGGTGCAGCAATGGAAGTAAAGAATAATGTTGCTTGTTTGCGTGAAAAAGCAGGCTTAACGGTTTATGAGCTATCAAAGCGGTGTGGTTTTGTTAGTGGTAGCAGAGTTCTATCAAACTATGTGACAAGAGCCGAGCAGGGACATTCTGTCAAGATCGATACAGCCTTACTTATATATAAAGAACTCAAAAAAGCAGGTGTATGTAAAAATTTTGAGGATGTATTTTGGCTTGACCACATGGACTAGTAGAGAATCTTCCTTTTTAAGTTCTTGATGACATTATTTTGCCCATTTGTTAAATTGTGTGAGATTAATAACAAATGGATTACATTATGAAAAAGATTTTATTAGCGGGATTTCTTGGATTGGGCTTGGTGGGGTGCTCAACTACCATGCCTATTAACTATATAGCTTCTCCTTCGATCCGCGGGCAAGGAGAGATTGCAGTTGGGCGATTCCAATACACACCTGCTCAACAAGGTTTAGTTAAAAAAAATGAATTTCAAAAGCCATCTGCTGCGATTGGAACAATGTATATGTCTGATAATGCTGATGCACTGTTAAAATCTTCCTTAACAAAAGAATTAATAGCAGCTGGGTTTAACCCAAATGACAATGCGGAAATAACAATAAATGGGGACATAAAGCAATTTCTGTATGACTGGATTGGATTTGTTGAAGTAGATTTCTATTTAGATGTGGAATATACAGTAACTAAAAATGATCAAGTTATTTATAAGAAAATAATTAAGACTCACAAGGCTTCACCTAAGGCAATGGGCGGTACAGACTCCGAAGCTGTTCGTTCGGCAATATCAACTAATATTGGTGAGTTATTGCAAGACTTGAAAACTCAAAAGATTATTTGAGGTGGTGGAGATGAAGAAAATATTAATTGTGGGATTATTGGGGTTTGGATTTACTGCAAGCGCATATGCAAATACTTGTAATTATGAGCAAATAAAAAGTAGTGAATACCAATTAACTGATTTATCGAAAAAGTATGTGACGAATAGTTTTTTTATCGATCCTGATAAAGATATGCTGGCCAGTGTTCATCGAAATGAAAAAGGATATAAAGCACTCAAAGAAAATAAATTTAAGGTTTTTGAAACAGGGGTGGTTACAAAGTATCATGACCGTTTTATAAAAACAGGGGTAAAAAACTTTACCGAAGATTTAGTTGTCAATGGAAAAGCTTACACCTTAAATAAATCATTAAGTACAAAATTAATTACATCTAATTGTGAAATTTATTATCTAAATTTAGATAGACCAATTGATGAAAAGTTCATAGGCTTTACCTTTTTGAAGGTCGATAATAGCCCTGCTGATTCTGCAAGCCTACAAGAGATAGTTGGGAAAGCTTTACAGGTCAAAGATACGAGCGCCACGGTAGCTTTTGACCGTTTTGAAAAAATAGTAAATATAAAAACTAAAAATTTCGATAATATGTTGCTGCGAGGGACATATAGCCCAACAACAAAGAAACTTTTAACAGCTCAATTGTATTTGAATACATCATTTATAGGAAAATGGGGAAATATTCAAATTGCTTATGATGCCGATGGAAACACTCATGAGGTTGTGAAAATTGATCGAGACGCAGACTGCTCTAATAGATATATGGACTGTAAATTAAGTGAGGTTGTTGGCGTATCATTGTCAGAACCATTTTTAAGAAAAAATAAAAATGGCTTTGAGCTAAAACTTAAAGGTCAACAAGATCGGATTATCAAAGTACCTTCCGATATAGTAGTTTCATTCTTAGATGGATTGGATGCTGCGAAAAAGCAATATTAATATAGCAAGAAAAGCACCCTAGGGTGCTTTTTAAAATTGGTTTAACTACCCTGCTTGGTAATTATATTTAACTTAAAAAGAACTACCCACTCATTGAGTGGGTTTTTTATTGTCTAGAGGAAAGTAAAGATGGCACAAGAATCCCGTTTAGTCATTGTAATTGATGCTAAAAATGCAGAACGTAATGCACGCAATCTAGGCAATGAATTAGATAGTATTGAGCGTAAAGGTGACTTTGCTACTAAGTCGATGGATGGTTTGTCTGTTGCTACACGTCAGCTTGCAGGTTACATGGCTGGATTGGTTACTGTAAGTGCCGCCATTTCAAAGATGGATACCTATACAGGTCTTCAAAACCGCCTTAAGTTAGTCACTAATAATCAAACAGAACTAAATAAGGCTACAGAAGATACTTTCCGAATTGCACAGAAGACATATTCCGCTTGGGATTCTGTTTTACAGGTTTACCAGCGCTTTAGCGATAATGCCAAAACTTTAAATCTAACAATGGATGATACCGCACGGCTTACTGAAACAGTTTCAAAAGCTGTTGCAATTAGTGGAGCTAGTGCTCAAGCAGCAGATGCTGCATTGGTGCAATTTGGGCAGGCTTTGGCAAGCGGAACATTGCGAGGTGAAGAGCTTAACTCAGTAATGGAGCAAACACCTGCTTTAGCAAAAGCAATCGCTCAAGGTATGGGTATTACAGTTGGCCAATTGAGAGCGGTTGCGGCTGAAGGAAAGATTACCTCGCAGGAAATCGTCAAAGCACTTAACAATGTTCAAAAAGATGTTGACGCGATGTTTGCCAAAACAAACATTACTGTCAGCCAGTCTTTAACCCTTTTAAGCAATGAGATTACTAAATTTGTTGGCGAGTCAGGCAAAGGGTCTGGTGCTGCACAGGCATTATCAGGTTCTATCCAGACACTTGCAGGGAACCTAGATACATTAACAACAGCAATGATGCTTGGTGGCGCTTATTGGCTGGGGACTTATATCCCAGCAATTTATGCATCTGGTGTTGCAGTCGCAGCAAAAACTAAAGAATTAGCTGCACAAACAGTTGCTCAATACACTGCAATTCAAGCTGAAAGAACAGCAGCAGCCCAACAATTAATTAGTACACAAACTCTAGTAGCTAATACACAAGTAACTTTGGCAGCAATAGCTGCTGAGAAAGCATTAGAGGTTCAACGCCTTAAATCTCAGATTTCCGAGCAAGGCAGAACAGCTACAATTACTCGAATGGCTGAACTCAAAAAGATTGAGGCTCAAGTTACGCGTGAATTGGCATTAGCAGAAGAAGCCCTAGCAGTAGCCCAATCAAGATCAGCCGCAGCCGGAGCTGCAAGCGTTGGGATTGGTGCACGACTTCTAGGTGTTCTTGGTGGCCCTGTAGGCATTGGTATTACTGTGGCTAGCTTAGCCGCTGGCTATTTATTAATGCGAGACAACACAGCTGAAGCTAATAAAAAGCTTGAAGAACAGGCTCGAGTTGCAGAAAAGACAGATGACGCTTTAAAGAAATTAGCTGGCAATGATAAAGCAAAGGCGGTTGATGATTTAACGGCAGCATTCAATGCCCAAAACGAAGCATTAGACAAATCGTCACGTTCAGTTGCATCTGCATTAATTGATATCGAAAACTATGCTCGTGGCAATTGGGAAGTTGAAAAAATTTCTCAAGAGGCTCGTAAAGGAACTATCAGCTATACAGAAGCCATTGAGCGCTTAAATAAAATTAAGTTACCTACAGATCTATATGAAAACCTTAAAAAGCAAGCCGCGCAGTATGATGAGAACTCGTCAAAAGCGAATTTATCTGCGGAGAAACTGAAATTATTTACTGTTAATGTACAGCTTGCTGGCAACCAAGCACAAAATGCTGCTGTTCAAGTAAAGGGAAATACTGATGAGCTAAATAGCAATGCGAATGCTGCAGATAAAGCTGCAAAAGCACAGAAAGGATATTTTGATAGCCTTCGTGCTGAAGTTCTTAACTCTAATGAAGAGTTGGCTTTATTAAATCTTGGCTACAGTGAAGAAACTGTTAAAAAGATCATTGAACTGCAAAAAGCTAAACAGGCTGTTGCTCCTCCTGGCACTACTGCAATAGTCACTAAAGAGGAGATGGATTTAGTTGCACAAGCTCAAAAGGCCCTTGATGTACTTAAAGATAAAAAGGATGCCCTAAATGATGCCGAGCGTAAGCAAACTAAAGAGCTAACAAAGCAAGCGGTATTGCTCGCAGGGAATAATGAGCAAGTAAGAAATATGCTTCGCGTATATCAGTCCTTCCGTAATGCTGGTTTAGGAGATAAGCAAGCTCGCGTATTAACAGCACAAGTTGGTAGAGAGAATGATTTTAGAAATGAGGCAATGTTTGGGAGCCATAAAGATGCGAATAACGGCTATACCAATACAGGATTTATATCTTGGCAAAAGGGTCGCTCAACAAAATTAATGCAAACTTTACAGGGGCAGGGCGTTTTAGATAAGAAAGGACAGATCCAACAAACGCAAGATGCGCTAGATGCGCAAGCAAAGTTTTTGTTGCAAGAGGTTATGACCAACAAAAGCTACAGCAAATCTAAAAATGCTCTGCTTAATGATGATTTAGACTATAGAAGTCTAGAAAAAATCATTGGGAAAAACTTGATTGGCTGGGATTATGAAGGCAAGAAACTAGGCAAAGAGAAAGCGTCACAGCATCTAGCCAAACAAGACTCTTACTTTAATCAACTGAATAAGATTTTAGGTGCTAGTCCTGATGCAGCCTCCAAAGCAATTGGAGATCTTTCAAAGTTTGAAGATGAAGCATATAAGGCACGTGCTAAAACTCTTGAGGAAGTTAAGCAGCTACAGGCAACATATGACTCAGAAACAGTTGCTAGAAGCAAAAAACGTGAGGAGGAAATCAACAAAGCAACCATTTTAGGTCAATCAAATTTAATCCCAAAAATCAAAGAGCGTTTTGATGCGCAAGATCAATTGGCTCAAAAACAATTTGATTTTGAAGTAAATGGCCATGAGTGGACTGAAGAAAAAAAACTTGAGTACACATATGAAACTAATTCCTTGCGATTAGTTGCTGAAGGCAAACTCTCTGAAGATCAAAGAAAGGTTGCTTTAGATGGCCTGAAATTGCAAAAACAGCAAGAGTTAGGGTTATTAAAACTAGCTCAGGAACAGCGTCTATTTCAGTCCAGACAGTTCTTATATTCTGAAATTGAGGCTATTAAGGAAAGATATCGAATAGAACGAGAACAAATTGCAGCTACAACTAAAGATGAGGAAGAGCGACGGGAACGTTTAGCCTTGTCTAAGGCACAAGAACGATTAGAGGTGCAGGATAAAGCATTTCAAGCTAGTAAAACTTGGGATCAAACAAAAGCAGATATGACGGGCAATGGTCAGCAATACCAATTCGATCAAACTCGTTTAAATAGATCATCACAATCACTCAATTTAGCAAATACTCAGGATGCTGCTCTTGATATTCAAGCTAAGGACCCAAATGCAAACTTGCAGGAAATAGCAGCTCAAAGGGAGCAAATTTGGGCGGAGCATACAGAGCGCATGAAGTTAATTGAATCAACTTATCAAAATGATTCAATGAGCCTTCAGTTAGGTTATGGAGCTAATGTTACAGGGGCTTTGGCTGGCATGTTTAAAAATATGCTTGGTGAGTCATCAAGTGCATACCGCATTCTTTATGAAGGTCAGCGCGCATTTGCTTTAGCGCAAGCTGGAATGAACATGTGGAAAGCTGCTTCAGATGCTTATGCAAATGAGCCAGGTACTTGGTACCAAAAAGCGGCAGCAGCAGCGATCGCGACAATTAAATCAGGTACATTTGTATCTCTCATCCAAGCTGCAACCCCGCAAGGATTTGCGGATGGTGGTTATACAGGTAACGGCCTAAAACACACTCCAGCAGGGATTGTGCATAAAGGCGAAGTCGTATGGTCGCAAGAAGATATCAAACGCTGGGGTGGTGTAAGTGTTGTTGAAAGCATGCGTCAAAGCAAACCAAGTGGTTATGCGAACGGAGGTTATGTTTCTAATAATACTAGTGAAGCTATAGCAACAGTTAGAGAGCATAGACAATTTGATGCGATTAATTCTGGAAGAACTGAGAAGTCTCAACCTACTGTTACCATTATCAATAAAACATCAGAAAAAGTGGATGCTACCTCTGAATGGGATGGTAAGGAGTTAACAGTTATCTTAAAAGAGTATCAGAAACAAAATGAGGCAATGGTGGATGCAAAGATTGAAAAACGATTCCGAATGTCCAAACGACAGGGATGGTAAAGAAATCACATTGCTACCATCATAAATTAGCTTGAACCCACTCGAATGAGTGGGTTTTTTAATTCCAAAACAAAACCCCGCTCTTGGCGGGGTTTTGTTTTATAAGGAGGAAATATGAAGGCAATTCAATTTAAGAAAACAGGCCAATACACCGGTAATCATGATGAAGTAACACGTTTACTGGGCGGCACAGTAACCTATGTTGGTCAACGTGGAAGAGAGGCAAATAAGACTTATGAACGAGATGGGGAAACTTTCCCTATCCAATTCGATGATTGGCTTGTAGATATTGAAGGTGTGATTCTTGTTTTGAGCGAGAAGCAATATCAAGCGCTTAATTCAGTAGCTTATAAACCTATAGGTTTGGGTGAAGCAATTGGTCGGCATGTCAATGAGTACTTAAGTCAACAACAGCGACAAGGCGGTTTATTATCAAAGTAACCCACTCGAATGAGTGGGTTTTTTAATTCCAAAACAAAACCCCGATGTTGACGCATCGGGGTTTTTGCATTTCCACCAACCGACGAAAGTAAGAGGAAAATAAATCTATATGGAAGATTTTATCAAATTAATTAACTGGTGTCTAAAGGAAATGAATGAAATGAAAGCATGGCGCTTTGTTGCGATCCTTATCACTTTGATTATCTGTACATATCTTTGGAAAATGTAATGAAACTAAATATTTAAACCGACCCATTTAGAGGTCGGTTTTTTTATGGATTCAATTTATGAGCAACCTTAAATTCACTTTCGAATGCGACTTAGACGGAAATAGTAATACTCAGCGCTTTAATACGTTATCAAGCAAATTTGGTGACGGTTATGAACAAAACATTGCTGTAGGTATCAATAACCGAGCTGGTGAATGGACTTATCAAAGAACGGCTTACAAAGCTGAAATTATGCAAATCAAAGCGTTCTTCGATCAGCACAAGGGCGCGGATTCTTTCCTTTGGGATTCGCCTTTAGATGGTGAGGTTCGAGTTAAAACAGGTGAATATCAACCACGCTGTTTTGGCGGTGATGTATGGCAAATCTCAACGACATTCACCCAAGTCTTTTACCCTTAATTTAAACCCCTTTGATGCCCCTTTTTAGGGGCTTTTTTATGCGAGTAAGAAAATGACAATTCAAACAGTAAATCTAGGTTCAGCTCCGACTGGCGCAGGCGGTGATACTTTCCGTTCTACTGGCGCAAAGGTAAATGAAAACTTTACAAATAACACTCATGCAGCTAGTCGTTATGTTGGTACAGCTACAGGCAATGTGATGGAGGTTGGCACTTTTGGAGTTGGAAAGTCAATTCGATTAGGTAGTCAAAAATTATCAACATTGAGGGGAAATGGTAATGCCTTTTATTGGCAAAATTATGGTGATAATGTTTCAAGTGCTGGAGACTATCCTGACAATAGTTCTCAGGCAATTATTAATTTAGATCTTAACGACTCAACTGATGCTTGTGTGCAATTAAGCATAACGCATAACTCCGATTTTTATGTCAGGTCTGTAAACTGGAATGTAAATACGTTTCAGCCGTGGCGTAAAATCTTGTCATCAAAAAATACAACTGTGGATGCAAATGGTTTCATTAAGTCAGCATCACCAGTTGTTAAATTGTTTGCAGATAAAATTGAACCTAACGATGAAGCTGCTGAGCAACCCCTCTCTTTTGAGAAATTAGGCATTGGTCATTACCTTGTTAAAGGATCATCCGGTTTTGCTAAAGAAGGCTGGTGGATTGAAATTCCGACCGATACTCATGGCAATAAAATTTGTGCGGTTGAATATCAAACACTTAATAACGGTGATCTTGAAATTAAGACCTTCAAGAAAAAGCTAAATGAAGAGGGTGACATTGTTGCTAATCTTGATGCACCAATCGATATTCCAAACAATGCAAACGGTGAGCCGCGCTGGATCGATATTCGTTTAAACAGTATCAAGAAGACAATCGTCAGAAAAATTCCACGTACTGAAAAACAACCGCGTATGGTTCAGCAAGTAAAGTATGCTCCTCAGCTTACTTACATCACTAAATATGAAGATCTATTTGATGATGAAGGAAAAGCTGTAATTGTGGATGGCAAGAACTATAAAAAACCAGTGACACATATTCAAACAGATCAAAACGGTACGCCTATTTTGTCGAATCAACCAGTCATTAATGAAAATGGTGAGCCAGTATTCGAATGGGTTCAGGCAGTTGATAGTGAAGGAAATCCTGTTTTTGATGATGTGCCAGTCTTAGACAAAGATGGAAATCCAATCTATGACGAGGTGACTTATGACCCTGAATAGTGATTTCCAGAAACTATATGTAGATGGATTAATTCATTTGTATGAATTAGATGCCAGCTCACTTGGAGCTGGCATTTTACGTTTTCATGGACATATTTCTTTTCAAGATTGGGAAAAAATTTACTCATCCATCGGATCTGAAGGATTGATCGGTGCAGATACCGGCAGCATTGGAAAGATATTTGATATTGGTGATCAGAAGGTATGGAACCGCAATATTATCTGGCAAGGTCAAGTTTTTGAGCCTATGGCTTTGGAAGTATCTGGGCTTGAAATGCGTTCAGATGGTAAAGCTTCAGCACCCACTTTAAGCATGGCGAACAATATTAACGGCATTCAAAATGCTGTGTCTGCTTACTGTTTGCAGTTTAAAGACTTTGCTGGGGCTAAGCTTAAAGTCATTACGACACTTGCTAAATACTTAGATGCTGAAAACTTCACAGAAGGCAATCCAACTGCTTCCAATGAGTTTAAAGAGCAGCTTTGGTATATCGAGCAAAAAACATCTGAAAACGCCCAGCAAGTAACTTTTGAGCTTTCAAACCCAATCGATTTTGAAGGGTTGAAAATTCCTGTACGTCAAATTACATCATTATGCCATTGGTGCATGATGGGGAAGTATCGCGGCGAAGAGTGTGGTTACACAGGTGTAGCAATGTTCACCGATAAAGATGAGCCTACCAATGATCCAGCTTTAGATCGATGTGGTGGGCGCCTGCGGTCTTGCCGCTTGCGATTTGGTGAAAATAAGCCATTGCCTTTTGGCGGGTTCCCTGCATCAAGTTTATTGTGAGGTTTTATGAATATCTTACTTGGAATAATTTATGGGATGGTAGGGACGCTAATCATTCATTTTCTAAGCTATGCGGTTCACTTTGTCATTCTAAGATTAAGAAAGATTAAAGAGAAAAAAGCTTATTTAATTAAATTTAGCTGCCCTTGTGGTGGGTTTTTTGAACCAACAGGTAAAGTATATCTTACTTATCCAACTCAAAAGCAGCGGAAGTGCACAAAATGTGGAAACTGTAAGGGGTTTTTCTAAATGAAACTTACAGCAAAACTTAAAAAAGCAATCATGGCCCATGCGGATGAATGCTATCCACACGAGTGCTGTGGGGTGATTATTGATAAGCAATATATTCCTTGTCGCAATATTTCTAAAAACTCTGATCAATTCGAAATCCATCCAGAAGATTTAGCTATAGCAGAAGACCAGGGCGAGATATTAGCGTATGTGCATTCACACCCTGACGGAACTACAAGAGCCTCAGAACTAGACTTAATTCAAATTGAATTACATCAAAAGCCGTGGGTAATTTGTTCATATCCGGATCTGGATTTTCAAGTTTATGAACCATTTGGTTATCGCGCCCCTTTAGTGGGGCGTAATTATTTTCATGGGTGGCAAGATTGCTATGCACTGATTCGTGATTTTTATAGTCGTGAATTGGGCGTAGAACTGATGGATTTCGAGCGTAAAGATGCATGGTGGGAAGATAAAGATCATCCATCACTTTACCTTGAGAATTACGAAAAAGCAGGCTTCTATGAAGTTGATACACCGCGGTATGGCGATATGCTTGTTTGTCGTGTTGGGCGTACCGAGCATCCTAATCATGCGGTTGTTTGGCTGGGTGATAATGGACAGCTTAAATCGGAGCAAACTGAGCAATGCATAGGTTCAAGCTTAATTCTGCATCATCCATATAACAGAAAGTCAGTACGCGAAATTTATGGCCAGCAGTGGAGTGAACGTACTGTAAAAATCTTGAGGCATAGAGATGTTAAAAACAATTAAGTTGTACGGCATCTTGGGCCAAAAGTTTGGTCGTGAATTTAAGCTCGATGTCGCAAATACACGTGAAGCCATGCGTGCTTTATCCGTTCAGATCGCTGGCTTTGAACACTTTATGTTGCATGCACATGAGCAGGGCCTACGCTTTGCCGTGTTTCTAAAAGGAAAGAACTCGAGTAATAAGCGAGGCAAGAAACGTCCAGCGATTTATGACCACGAAACTAAGCGGCTCATTACCGGCGATAACATCGGTGAAGAGCAGCTAGACATGAATACTGAAGCTGAGGTTATTCATATTGTTCCACGTGTAGTTGGTGCAGGCGGTAATGGAATATTACAGACTGTATTGGGTGCTGTGATGGTCGTGGTGGGGGTTTTAGTAACTGTAGGCACATTGGGCGGTGGAGCACCACTCGGTGCTGCATTGATTGGCTCAGGTATTGGAATGATGCTTGGTGGAGTGGCCATGATGCTTATGCCAAAGGTTGATACTACTCAAGATCAAAACCAAGATGGCAATAGAGCAAATAAGGGCTTTGGCGGTGCAGTTACCACAGTTGCTCAGGGCAACCCAGTACCTATTTTATATGGCCAACGGGAAATCGGCGGCTTCATTATCAGTGCTGGTCAATATCCTGAAGATCAGATGTAAATTTTAATTAACAGGCGCTTTCTAGCGCCTTTTTTATTGCGTGAGATTTCTTATGAATGCAGTAGTAGGCGCAAAAAAAGGCAGCAATAAACAACGGCAACCTGTCATTTCACCAGATTCTGCTCAATCGAAAACCTTTATCAAGGTTCTATATGGTTTAGCTGAAGGCGAGATTGAAGGTTTAGCTAATGGGCTTCAGTCAATTTATTTAGAAGAAACTCCACTTCAGAATGCAGATGGAAGCCTTAACTTTGAAAATGTAAAAGTTGATTTTAGAAATGGTACTAATGATCAGGAATACATTGAAGGTTTTCCTGCAGTAGAAAATGAAACTGCTATCGATGTGGAGCTGAAGTCTGAAACACCGTGGGTCCGCGCTTTTAGTAATCTTGATCTTGACGCAGTTCGTCTGCGCTTAAAATGGGGACCTTTACGTACTCAGAACGCTACAAATGGTGACGTATCTGGCGTAACAATCGAATACGCAATTGATTTACAGATTGATGGTGGTGTCTGGACTGAAGTACTAAAAACCAAAATTTCAGATAAAACATCTGCAAATTATGAACGTGCTCATCGGATTGATTTGCCTCGTGCAGACTCTGGCTGGCTTGTTCGTGTTCGTAGACTTACACCCAATACAACTTCTGAATATATCAGCGACAAGATGTATATTGCAGCTGTAACAGAGGTGATCGATGCGAAATTACGCTATCCAAATACAGCATTATTGGGTCTTCAGTATGATGCTGAGACCTTTGGAAATGTTGCTAAAGTTGCAATGGACGCTAAGGGTGAAATTCTTAAAGTACCGACAAATTACAATCCGGTTACACGTCAGTATGTTGGAATGTGGGATGGCACGTTTAAAGAGGCTTATTCCAATAACCCGGCTTGGATCTATTACGACATCTGTACAGTTGATCGCTATGCGCTGGGAGATCGTTTAACTCCGTTGATGATTGATAAGTGGTCATTGTACCGATTAGCACAATACTGTGACGAAATGGTACCAGACGGTCTAGGCGGCCAAGAACCACGCTTTACTTGTAATGTTTATCTTCAGAGTGCCGAAGGTGCCTTTGAAATTTTAACGAAATTAGCTGGTGTATTCCGCGCTATCACATTTTGGGATGGTAATAGCATTATTTGTGATGCGGATATTCCCCAAGATACTTACTTTACATATACCCGTGCCAATGTCATTGATGGCAATTTTGAATACTCAGGAACCCGTGCGCGTGATCGCCATAATGTTGTAAAAATTGCATGGGACAACCCAGCCAATCACTATAAGACTGAATATGAGTTTGTTCGTGATGAGAAAGCAATTGCTGAAGCGGGCCAAGTTCGTATTCTTGAGCTTGACGCATGGGGATGCACTTCGCGTGGGCAAGCTCAACGCGCAGGTCATTGGGCTTTAAAATCAGAGCAGCTTGAAACACGTACAGTGTCTTTCAAAGTTGGGCTAGATGGCCATATTCCGTTGCCGGGGAAAGTTATTGAAGTTGCTGACCCTTTATTTGCAGGTCGTGCAAATGGTGGTCGTGTATCTGCTATTTCAGCAGATCGTAAAAGCATTACGCTTGACCGTGATGATGTGGTCGCAGTTGCTGGTGACAGGCTGATTATTAATGGCGAGGATGGCAAAGCTCAAACTCGAATTATTCAATCGATCTCGGGTCGAGTTGTTACTGTTACTCATGAGTTTGATGCGATTGCAGCACAAAACGTCTGGGTGATTGATGCTCAAGACTTGGCAACAATGAAGTTTCGAGTGATTTCTATTACTCAAGATGAGCATCATCAATTTTCAGTGACTGCACTTCAATATAACCCAGCCAAATTTGATGCCATTGATAAGGGCGCTTATTTTGATGAGGTCCCGATTTCGATTGTGAACCCAACAATTCAGGATCCTGTAACTGATGTCGTTGTTACTAGTGAAAGCCGAGTTGATCAGGGCATCAACGTGGCGATAATGATAGTATCTTGGGCGCAAGCAAAAGGTGCAGTTAAGTATCAGGTTGAGTGGCGTAAAGATGATGGTAGTTGGATTAAGCTTCCAGTAACCGGCAATAACTCAGTCGAAGTACCTGGTATTTATGCAGGTCAATATCAAGCACGAGTAACAGCGATTTCAGCATTTGAAATAGCTTCTTTACCAGTTTATTCAACTTTGACTGAACTCTCTGGAAAGCAAGGCTTGCCGCCGAAACCCGCTTTTATTCAAGCTACAGGAATTTTATTCGGTATAAAACTTAATTGGGGCTTTCCATCAACTGGTGCGCTTGATACGGCTTATACTGAAATTGAAGTTTCACCAGATGGAACCAGTAATATTGCCCAATTAGGCTTATTCGCTTATCCAACTACCACACATGCGATTCAAGGCTTGCAGTCAAATCTGACTCAATTTTATCGTGGCCGCTTGATCGACAGGATCGGGAATATAGGACCTTGGTCGGACTGGACTCATGCGACAACTTCTGCCGATGCTACAGACGTTCTTGAGCTCTTGAATGATCAAATCAGTGAATCTCAGCTCAATCAGGATCTTAAAACCAAGATTGATCATATTGAGACTATTGACGCTGAAATTGGTCCAATTAAGCAAGATATACAAAATACGAAAGATCGGATTGCACAAGAAGTCATTGATCGACAAAACGCTATTCAGCAAGCCAAAGATGGTTTATCACAGCAAATTATTGATGGTGATGAAGGTGTTCTTAAAGTTGTAAATACTGTTAAACAGTCAAGTGATGATGGTCTTGCTGCAGCTCAAGAAAGCATTCGTGTTGTTGCAAATGATCTTTCACTTGTAGCTGAAAAAACGGACGGTGTATATGCACAGTTAAATCCACCTTTGATTGGATCTGAGTCTGATTTGATCGGTAATGATCAGGGCTTCGCAGGAACTTGGTCTGTTCAATCGGCAATGATCGAAGGGGACTTAGCACTTAGTAAGCGTATTGATACAACGGCAGTTGAGTTAAATAACTTACAGGCTTATGCACAACGAGAAGTACAAGCACGAATTGAGGGTGATAGGGTAACTGTTCAAAAAATAGATAACTATATCGCAAGCAATGATAGTGCTCTTGCAACTGTACGCCAGTCGGCACAGGTAGCAGTTGAGCAGTCATCGGCAAATGCTGAAGCGATTGATTTAATTAATCTTGAGCTTGACGATAAAGCTTCAACGGGACAATTGACGCAAGTTAAGTCAGACATTAAGAATGTAGATGACAAAGTTGCCGCCCAAACAGTACGTATTGACGGTGTTTTCGCGCAACTCAATCCACCATTGATCGGGTCAGAATCTGACTTAATCGGAAATGAAGGAGGCTATGCGGGTGTCTGGTCAGAGCAATCTGCACGTATCGAAGGTGATTTGGCTCAATCTAAACGTACAGATCAAGTTTCTGCACAAATGAATGAGAGCAATGCTTTGTTTCAGCAACAAATCAATGCAAATGCTAGTGCTATTTCTTCAACGATAAAAGTAACGGAAACGTTGCAAACTAAAGTCGGTAAGAATAGTTCGTCTATTCAAAATGTCAGTGAAAGTGTAGATGGCATCTATGCTCAGCAGTTTACAAAGTTCGATGTAAATGGCCATGTTTCTGGTCATGGATCAATGAATGATGGTACGACTTCTACTTTCATTTTTAACTATGATTGCATCCAATTTGGCACACCTGTGGGTATTGACGGTATAGAGCCAAAGCCATTAATGACACTGCAAAATAAGCCAGTGACTTTGCCAAATGGCACTGTTATTCCGCGTGGTTTGTATGTCGATAATGGTAGTTTTGGATATATCAATGCCAATCGGATCTGGGCAGAAAACTTAAGTGTTATTAGTGCGGACTTGGGAACAATTAAAGTCAAAACTGCGAATATTGAAGATGGCGCAATTGATACTCTAAAGATCAAGGATGAGGCTGTAACTGTACCGATAGGAGTTAAAGCAATTGATATCAAAACTATCAATAGTTTTTCAGGAGGATCAACTGGTGGGTTGCCTAATAATGATTTTAATAACCACCTATCAGCGTGGGAAAATCATATAGGTACACTTTTACAAGTAACGTTAAATAGAAGTGGTGGAAAAGTTAGAATTGATGCTTCAGTAAATATTTGCACACCTACTTTTGGCGCTTTTAGTGTAAGTGACGGACGAGGTAATCCAATTGCAGCTAACGATAGGGCAATGGCTTCCTTTTATATTTCAATATATAAAAATGGGTCTTTAATTGGCAGAGGCTCTCTGGGCGCGAATATTGAGACTGGTAATATTAACGTTAATTTTAATGGTACAGCGGTTATCGTTTCAGCTATTGATGATAACAGTACTATTGGCAATGTTACCTACACACTTAAAGCAGGATTTGCTCGACAGGAGGGCGTTAATATCCCATTAAATGTGGAATCAAGAAGCAACTTTATGATTACTTCAAGAACATTAAGTGTAATTGAAATGAAGAAATAACAGCACCCAATTGGGTGCTTTTTTATTGCCTAAACGAAAGGGGGAAGGCATGACTGAAAATGAATCATACGGGTTGAGATTTGAAAAGAAAATCGACTCCATTCAGAGTGATATTCGCATGTTGTCAGATCATGTTACTCGACTGACTTTCATTAATGAAGCGCACAAAGAGACTAGCGAACAGAACAAAAAAGATATCGATACATTGGATATCAAAGTCGCCAATTTAGAAAACCGCACAGCAGCGCAAGATGGTGGAATTTCTGTATTGCGTGTACTGCTTGGCATCTTTGCAGGAATCGTATTTTCGCTGTGCGCTTGGGTTGGATCTTCAATTATTCAATTAAGCCAAGATCAATCTTTAATTAAAGAGAAAGTATCACGGTTAGAGGAAGCAGGACGATGAATAGTGAAAACACAAGAGCTTATCTAGCTTTCGCATTAGTGGGACTGATGTTTGTTTTAGTGATTGCTTTATTTTTTGTGGATATGCCGCGAGAAAACAGCAATCTGATTAATACGGCATTGGGTTTTATTGCTGGGGCTATGACAACAGCATGTGGGTTTTATTTTGGTAGCTCTGAGTTAGAGAAAAAGAAAGGTGAATCCAATGACAACTAAACCATTCTTCGATGCTGCCCGAGTAATTGCAGGCGGCAAGCTTACACAGGCGCAAGTAGACGATCTAAATAAAGTGGTCGAAAAACTTGCACCAGGTGGAAAAACTACAAGTGATGATGGTATAGATTTAATAACTAGTTTTGAAGGCACGCGATTCAATGCTTACGATGATGGTGTAGGGGTTTGGACCATTGGTACTGGCACAACAGTTTATCCTAATGGCGTGAAGGTTAAGAAGGGCGATGCTTGTACAGCAGAACAAGCTAAGACTTACTTTAAACACGACTTAGCTAAATTTGAAAAGACTGTAAATGAATCGGTCACTGTGCCTTTAACTCAAAATCAGTTTGATGCTTTGGTATCGCTGACTTATAACATCGGCTCAGGTGCTTTTAATAATTCAACCTTATTAAAAAAACTGAATAAAGGTGACTATCAAGGTGCTGCTGATCAGTTCCTTGCATGGAAAAAGGCAGGTGGTAAGGTTTTACCCGGTTTAGTTCGTCGTCGAGAAGCAGAGCGAGCACTCTTTTTAAAGAAGTAACTTATATGTGCAAACGTACCAAAGTTGCATCGATCATCACATTGCTGTGCCTCCTTTTCTCAGGTTGCACAGCTCACACTATTAATAGTAATGTGAATGTCTCGATTTGTGTAAGGGCTTTGTGATGTCGCAAGTCATGATCATGGTTTCGGAAGCGGGCAGGATGGAGAATACTTGCAATCTACCCGCTGATTTAGATAAGAACGGTAATGTTCTTAAAATCTATGACTACTCATTAAAAGAGTTGCCAATTAATTTGGATGGAACTGTCACTTACAACGGTAAAAGATGGACCTTTGATAAGAAGCAAAATTAGGTCAAAAACCTGTGGATAAAAAGCGCATTACGCCAAATCTACGCCAAAATATAGTTAAGTAGTTGATTTAATATAATGAATTGGTGCGCCCGGCGGGGATCGAACCCACGACCCCAGGCTTCGGAAACCTGTACTCTATCCAACTGAGCTACGAGCGCACATGTGTGGGGCACATCATAGGAAAAAAACACCGGTAGGTAAAGCACGAAATACGTACCAAGTGAGTTTAATGCTTAATTAAACAGCAGCTTGTTCTATTTTAGATGCTTTGCTGAATAAGCTGAATTGAATAATTAATAGAATGGAGCGTATGTGCTAGCTCATGAGGAGGAATACGTGATTCCTGCAAACTGGTAATCCATTGCATTTGGCACATTTTAAGTTCTTGAAGTGTTTTTATTTGCTCTATTTTTTGAATAAGTGGCTTTGCCATAAGGCCACAGTATTGGCTTAAGCTTTGCTTCATCAACTGTTGTATTTCTTCAAAAGAGAGCTGTTGAACTGGAATAGATAACTGGTCATTTTCTATATTTGAAGGAGTCACAGACGTTGATTGAGGAATCTGAATTTCTCCAACTAAATCATTACTTTTATTCTCATCAATATTTTTCTGATGTACTTCTTTAGTCGTTATAGATGACTCTGGGGGAGATATTTGTTCAGGTAACTCTGAATAATTTTCACTAGAAGGTGCAATTAGTTTTAAGTCAATGAGCTGTTGTATCAGTTCTGGTGGGGCGATCCGCTTTTTAAACTCAGTATCGAGACTTTGAAAATCTTCATGGTCTATTAATAGAAGTAAACGTCTTTGTTTTGCATTTAACGTAATATTACGTTGTTGAAGCGCAACTCTTCCCAAATTGGTTCGATAAAAACCAGACAT